TTTCACCCCCCCTTGCTTTAATTAGGTACCATAATGGGGTACCATATTTCACATGGAGAGAAACATTTTGAGATGTCCGACAAAAATAAAAAACTAGAACACGTATCTGACGAGGCTCTAAAAGAAATGGTCATGATCAAAAATCGTATTGATCAGATAGATACTAGCAAAGAATCGAAAAAAGATTTCATAGCCTATGTAAAAAATGTATGGGACGGCTTCATCGAGGGCGAACACCATAAATTGTTTGCCAAAAAGCTAGAAGACGTAGCCAAGGGCAAGACCAAACGCCTAATCGTGAACATGCCACCTCGTCATACCAAGTCTGAGTTCGCATCTGTGTTCTTTCCTAGTTGGATTATGGGCCTTCACCCTGATATGAAGATCATGCAAACGACTCACACCGCCGAATTGTCTGCAAGGTTTGGTCGTAAGGTTAGAAATCTCATGGATACAGACGAATATAAGCAGATATTCAACAAGGTTAGACTCTCTGCCGACAGCAAATCAGCAGGTAGGTGGGAAACCAACCACGGTGGCGAGTATTTTGCCGCAGGAGTGGGGGGTGCTATTACAGGTAGGGGTGCGGATCTGCTGATTATTGACGATCCACACTCTGAACAGGACGCTTTGAGCCCATCTGCCCTAGAATCTGCCTACGAATGGTACACCTCTGGGCCGCGACAGCGTTTACAGCCAGGCGGAATCATAGTTATTGTCATGACAAGGTGGAGTACGCTTGATCTTACCGAGAAACTTATCAAGAGAATGTCCGAAGACCATGCAGATCAGTGGGATATACTAGAATTACCTGCTATTTTAGAAAGTGGCGAGCCTTTATGGCCAGGTTTCTGGAAAATAGAAGAACTTGAGTCCGTAAAAGCCTCAATTCCTGTAGCAAAGTGGAATGCTCAGTACATGCAGAACCCAACTTCTGAGGAAGGTGCCCTGTTAAAGCGAGATTGGTGGCAAACTTGGGAGCATGACGACCCACCTAACACAACTTACATATTGCAATCTTATGATACTGCCTTTAGTTCTAAAGAAACGGCTGATTACTCTGCGATTACTACGTGGGGCGTGTTCCGTCCGAGCGATGGTGCACCAGAATCTATCATTTTGCTTGATGCCAAAAGAGGTCGGTGGGACTTTCCTGAATTGAAGTCAACAGCCTATGATGAATTTATGGGTTGGCAACCAGACATTGTCTTGGTAGAATCTCAAGCAAGTGGTACTCCTTTGACGCATGAGTTGAGGATGATGGGGATCCCAGTTGTGAACTATCGCCCAACTAAAGGAAGAGACAAAGTCACTAGAGTACATTCGGCATCACCTGTATTTGAAGCTGGTATGGTTTGGGCTCCAGATACGATCTTCGCAGAAGAAGTGATAGAAGAATGTGCGGCCTTTCCGTATGGAGAGAACGATGATTTTGTAGATTCGACAACACAGGCTATACTAAGATTTCGTCAGGGCAACTTCGTAAGACTTGATTCAGATGAGGAAGACGATGAGCCAGTGCCGAGACAAAGAATATATTATTAAAATTATGGGAGTAATTTAATCATGGTAACAAAAAAAACAGCACCAAAAGTAGCAAAAAAAATAGTTAGTAAAGTTAAAACTAAACCTAAACCTAAGAAAGCACCACCTAAGAAACCAGTGCTTAAGAAAACACCACCCAAGAAAACACCACCTAAGAAAAAGAACATATCTCCATTAGTAATACCAGGAGCGGCTGCACTTGGAATTACAACTGCAGCTGTAGTAGGTAGCACAAAAGATAAAACTGCTTCTAACAACAATGATAAAAATACAGGAGGATCGTTTAACGATGCTTTTAGAACAGCAAGAAATAAAGGCGAAGGAACTTTGTTTAGTCACAATGGTAAAAAATATATAGCCGTAACTAAAGATGATCTTAAGAATAAAGGTTATTCAAGTTTAGCTGAATACAATAAAGCTGGCGGTAAGAAAAAAATAGTTTCTGCACCAGATAAAACAGAACTAACTAGAAAACAAAAGAGAAGACAGCGTAGAAAAGAAAGAATAGGCTTTGAAACTTTCAAAGAGCGTAGACAAGCTAGAAGGTCTAAGAGAAAAGCAAAGGGTTCTAATGCCAGCACACCTGGTACAGGCACAACTGGATTTAAGTCAGGCGGTATTGTCTCTTCTAAAAGATCAACACCAAAAGGTGTCGGTGCAGCTAAGAGAGGATTCGGCAAAGCTTTAAGATAATATGGTTAAAAAAATACCAAAAAAAGGCTTGCACCACATTAGTGAACCTTTAAAAAAAGTAATGAAAAAAATTAAAAAGCCTAAAATAAAAAAGCTAAAAGAAAAAATCCATAACAAAGAAAATAGGCTTCAACAAGATTCTCCATATATAAGCAACAAAGCTTATAACAAAGATTCTTTAGAAATAGCTGAAATGAAAAAAGAGTTAGGCAAATTAATTAAGGACTAATATGGCAGACATAGATAAGGCTATTTCCTTTGAAGATCAGGTAGAACTAGGAGTTCGTGATCGTTCAAAGGAAATGGAGGTTGAGGTTGACATTGAGGAAGAGAATCCCGACTTCGAAGGCTTCGAGGAAATGGATGACGGTTCTATTATGTTTGGTGCTCCCACACCACCTATGGAAGATACCAACTTCTACTCTAACTTAGCTGAAGAACTAGACTCATCTAAACTTAACAGCGTTGTCAATGATCTTATGAACAACATTGATTCTGATAAAGAATCAAGATCTGATTGGGAAAAGACTTACAAAGAAGGACTTGAATACTTAGGTATGAAGTACGAGGAAAGGTCGCAACCATTCGAGGGTGCTTCTGGAGTTATGCACCCGCTTTTAGCTGAATCCGTTACCCAGTTCCAAGCACAAGCTTACAATGAGTTACTCCCATCTCAAGGGCCTGTGAAGACTCAGGTTATTGGTATGGCTAATGCTGAAATAGAGCAACAAGCTTCAAGAGTTCAAGAGTTCATGAACTATCAGCTTATGCAGGTTATGAAAGAGTATGATCCTGAAACAGATCAAATGCTTTTTTATCTACCCCTATCAGGTTCTGCGTTTAGAAAGGTTTACTACGATCAGAATTTAGGCAGAGCTGTATCAAAGTTTATACCTAGTGAAGATTTAATCGTACCTTACGCTGCTACTGACTTACATAGTGCTACAAGAATTACGCATGTTATTGATATGTCAATCAATGACATTAAGAAACTACAACAAGTGGGCTTTTACCGTGACGTAGATATATCTACAGGCAGTCTATTAGCTGATGATGTCGATGATGTTCAGTCAGAAATAGATGAGCTTCAAGGCGTTAGCCCTAGTTACGATGATGATGATACATGCAGAGTGCATGAAGTTCATACTGAACTAGACTTAGAGGGTTACGAAGACCTTGACTCTGAAGGCGAAGAAACAGGCATAAAACTACCTTATATCATTACTATAGCTAATGATAAAGTCCTATCTATACGTAGGAACTACAAGGAAACAGATCAATTAAAGCAACGTATTAACTACTTTGTTCACTATAAATTCTTACCAGGTCTAGGATTCTACGGCTTTGGTTTGACTCACATGATAGGTGGCTTGTCTAAAGCATCGACTTCGATACTAAGACAGCTAATTGATTCAGGTACTCTATCAAACTTACCTGCTGGATTTAAAGCCCGTGGCATTCGTATCCGTAATGATGATCAGCCGTTACAACCTGGCGAGTTCAGAGACATGGATGCACCAGGCGGAAGTTTGCGAGATGCCTTTGTGCCATTACCTTTTAAGGAACCAAGCCAAACCCTACTCTCTCTCCTGGGTATCTTGGTCGATAGCGGAAGGCGTTTCGCTTCTATAGCTGATACACAAGTTGGAGACGGTAATCAAAACGCTCCTGTTGGAACAACCATTGCTTTATTAGAACGTGGTACTAGAGTGATGAGTGCGATTCACAAAAGATTGCACGCATCTCAAAGGATTGAGTTTGAAATACTAGCATCTGTCTTTAGTGAATACTTACCACCAGACTATCCTTACTTTACAGCTAACGGCAACCAACTTATTAAAGCTCAAGACTTTGATGACAGGGTAGACGTATTACCAGTATCAGATCCTAATACTTTCTCTATGAGTCAAAGAGTTATGATGGCTCAAGAAATATTGAGAACCGTACAAAGCAATCCTGAGATACATGGCCCGACTGGAATGCATGAAGCTTACAGAAGAATGTACGGTGCTATGGGTGTGCAGAATATTGAACAGCTTTTACCACCACCACCTCAACCTATGCCTATGGATCCTGCTAACGAAAATGCAGCTTTGATAGCAGGTATGCCTGCTCAAGCATTTATGGGACAAGATCACGATGCACATATTAACTCTCACATGTCCTTGTATGGAACTATGACAGCACAAGCTAATCCTGTGGTGTTATCTTTGATTCAAGCACATATCTATCAGCATGTATCTTTTAGGGCTGCTGAGATAGTAGATCAACAAAATGCACAGAACCAAGAGTTCCAGCAAATGCTACAACAAATACAACAGTTGCCGCCTGAAGTTGGTCAAGGGTATCAACAACAGATACAAGATAAAGTTGCTAAAGATGTTGCTGCGGTAGTATCACAACTTACTGAACAGATTAATGCTATGTTTATGCCACCACCACCACCAACAGATCCTTTAGTAGAACTAAGGGGCAAAGAACTAGATATTAAGGCTGATGATGTGCAACGTAAACGTGAAGAATTTGCACAAAGACAAGAGTTTGATGCTATGAAAGCTATGGAAAATAATAAACTTGCAGAACAACGTTTGGCAATTCAGAAAGAAATAGCTACAATGAAGGACGACATAGCAAAAGAGCGTATAGATCAAGCCGCACAATTTAAAGCTATGGATATAATGCGAGGATAATTATGAGTTCAGTTAGACAAAAAATGCAACAGGTTCACAAGGAACAACTTAAAAAAGAAGAGGAAATACTAAATGGTAATCAGCCGATCATCAATGAAGATGCAAATAACGAAACCGAAGTCAAAGAGGTTAAAAAAGAAACAGTCAAAAAAACTGCGACCAAAGTTAAAAAGAAAGTTGAGAAGGTAACTAAGTCAGCTCCTAAGAAAAGAGGCAGACCTAAGAAATCTAATACTAAAAAATAATATAGGAATAACTATGACAAAAGTAAAATCAAGCGTAACCATTAAAGATCAAGGGACAGTTAATTACTCTGATCCTAAGAAGATACCTAACGGTTCTGCACCACAACCACAAGGTTATGGTGGCGGTGAATCAAGAGGTGGCGGTGCTGCACTTAGAGGAACTAAGTTTAAAGGCATTTCTTAATGGCAAGATCTACACTAATTCAAGGCGGCCCAGCTTTCTTTACTCCTGAAGGTTACACACCACCCATACAACCAGAACAAGCTTTCATGCCTACAGATGTTATGCGTGATCCGATAGCAGATATGTTTGCTGCTCAACCGCCATTAACTAGAGGGCCTAGTTTACCTAAGCCTCCGATACCTCCTAGAGAAGATCAAATATTTATAGACGACATGCCTCCTATGAGAGAAGAACCGCCAATGGATTTTCCTATGCCTATGCCAGAGCCTATGCCAGAACCCATGCTTGATCCTATGCCTCAAACCCCAGTAAACATTCCTAATTTTAATGATATTGATATGGATGCAATTCGTCAAAGAATAGCTGATTTAGGAATAGGATTACCACAAGAGCCATTGCCACCAATAGATATGCCTCCAATGATGCCACCAATGAAAGAACTTCCACCAAGACGTGAAGATTTCATGTCAATAGATAGAATGAGTAAACCAAGAGATGAGTTCATACCTAGAATGATAAATGAGGATCCTGTTTCTTTTATACCACCAAGCACACCGATGCCAATGCCTAAACTGTCACCACTTCAACAAGCATTTGAAAAAATACAAAATCAACAAATGCCAATGCCAATGCAACCAAGAATGCCTATGCCAGGGCCAATAGCAACACCAACACCAAAAGCACCTATGCCTATGGCACCAATAAATTTACCAAGATTAGAATTACCAGAAACAAACAGAATGGATAGACAAATACCTATGATGCCAAGAATAGGAGGAATGGGTAGACGTTAATAATAGTTCAAAATTAGGAGAGAGCTAATTGGACGGAATAAGACTAGCAGAGTATTTTTTTAAAACTTTGCGAGATAGAGAGAGAAATGCTGTTGACATTATTGCTAGTGGCAATATAAAATCAATGGAAGATTACAAATATGTTATGGGAGAGTTATCAGCGATTCGCTCCTTACAACAAGATTTAAGAGAAACGCTGCAAATGGATGATAACGATGGTTGACACAATCGCAGAAAAAACACAATTTGAAAAACATAAAGAAGAAATTGCAAAAGAGAAAGCTGAACAATCTTCAGAATTAGATCAAGCTTTCATACAATCAAACGAAAGGGTATTAGATCCTAAACTACTAGATAAATCACTACTTGACAGAATGCCTGATCCTGTTGGATGGCGGATGCTTGTATTACCATACAGAGGTAAAGGTCAAACTGAAGGTGGCATTCAGTTGGTTAAAGAAACTATAGACAAAGAAGCTTTAGCTACAGTGATCTGTTACGTTTTAAAAGTAGGCCCTTTAGCTTATAAAGATAATAAATTTGGTCAGCCAAATACAATGAATAAACCTTGGTGTAAAAAAGGTGATTGGATTTTAATTGGCAGATACGCAGGAACTCGTTTTAGATTAGAAGATGAAAACGAAGTTCGTATTATTAACGATGATGAAGTGATTGCAACAATCCTTGATCCAGACGATATTAAATCTTTATAGGAGTAAAGAATGAGCGAAGAAGCACAGAACATAGATGTTGAAATAACAGAAGAAAAAATAGAAAAGGCAGCCCTTCCAGAAAATAGAAGAGTTGAAGAAGAGGTACAAGAAAATCCTGTAGAGGTAGAGATTAACCAAGAGGTAGCTCCTGTATCTGAAGATGAAATAAAGGAAGATTTTGAAGTATCTCCTAAGGTTGAAGAAAAAGCTAAAGATCAATCAGACGTAGAGAAAAGAGCAACTCTTGCACAAAACAGAATTAACAAAGCTGTAGCACAAGCTAAAGAGTTTCAAAGAAGAGAGCTGATGGCTGTTCAATATGCTAATGAACTTAAAGAGCAAAACAGTCAGTTAAGACAATCTCAGAAAAACTTTCAATCTAGCTACGGTGACGAGTTTTCAAATAGAGTAGAATCTCAATTAGCTTTATCAAAACAAGCATTAAAACAAGCTACTGAAGCTGGAGATGCTGATGGTATAACTACTGCAACTGAAGCATTAAGCATGGCTACTGCTGATAAAGCTAGGCATGAGCAATACAAACAGCAACAAAAACAATACGATGCTCAAGAGCAAGCGTATTTAGAACAAGCTCAACAACAACAGATCTATCAACAAAGTCAACCTGTTGAAGAAGAGTACAATGAACCATCAGACAAAGCTAGAGATTGGGCAAATAAGAATACTTGGTTTGGAAAAGATCAAGTTGCAACAAGTGTTGCCTTTGCTGTTCATAAGCAATTAGAAAATGAAGGCTTTGACACTGAGAGTGATGCATACTATAGTGAGATAGATAAACGAGTGCGACAAGAGTTGCCTCAAAGATTTAACGTGGAAGCGAACAATAAACCCGTCCAAACGGTCGCTTCAGCCACACGCAACACATCGACTGGACGCAAACAAAATCGTATCGAGTTGACACCGAGCGAACAGCAACTAGCTAAAAAGCTTGGAGTGTCATTTAAAGATTACGCAATACAAAAAGCGAGGTTACAAAAATCATGAGCAAAGACATAGATAATAAAACTGAAGATAACAGAGCTACTAGAAACTCTGACACTAGAGAGACAAAAGCCAGACCTAAAGTTTGGAAGATGCCTTCAGCGTTAGAACTACCCGATGAAGCTGTAAATTTAGCTGAATCACAAGGTATTACTTATCGTTGGGTCAGAGAATCTGTACTAGGCCAAGATGACAAAACGAATGTCTCAAAAAGATTTCGTGAAGGATTTGAGGTTGTTAGACCAGAAGAATTACCTGGTTTTCATGATTTACCTACGGTCGATGACGGTCGTCACGCAGGAGTAATTGGAGTTGGTGGGTTGATACTGTGCAAAATAGATAAAGAAATCGCAGATCAAAGAAATGAATTTTTTGAACAACAAACCAATAATCAAATGTCTGCTGTAGAGAATGACCTAATGCGTGAAGAGAATCCTGCGATGCCAATCTCAAGAGAGATTAAATCAAAGGTGACTTTTGGTGGAGGAGGCAGAGGATAACTCTGTAACTCTATATATAAATTTAATTATAGGAAACATAAAAAATGGCAAATCAAGATGCTTCATTTGGAATGAAACCCGTAAGAATGATGGGTGGTTCACCGTACTCTGGTGGACAAAGCCGTTATAGAATTGCTGCTAACTATGGTACCAGTATCTTCCAAGGAGATATGGTAATGCAGGTTACTGGAGGTGGTGTAGAAATACATGCTGACGGTGGAACTGTACCGATTGTTGGCGTATTCAATGGCTGTAAATACACTGATCCTACTTCGGGTGAACAAGTATTTAGTAATTATTACCCTGCAAGCACTAACGCTTCAGACATAATTGCTTTTATAGTCGATGATCCTAACGTGGTCTTCGAAGTTCAAGCAGACGACACTTTCCCAGTGGCTGATCTGTTTGGTAATTTTGACATCGTTTATACAAACTCAGGTAGTACCTTAAGTGGTATTTCAGGAGCAGAGTTAGATGTCACAACAGGTGCTACAACAGCAGGTTTACCGATCAAGGCGATTGATATTTCAGAAGATCCTGAAAATTCAGACGTTGCTTCGGCAAACACTAATGTTTTAGTTGTTATTCAAAATCATATCTGCGGCCAAAAGGGTGCAGGTCTAGCTTAATAAGGAGTATAAATTATGGCTATTTCAAGATCGCAATTAGCGAAAGAATTAGAACCTGGTTTGAATGCCTTATTTGGCATGGAATACAACAGGTACGAACAACAACATGCAGAGATATTTGAGACAGAATCCTCAGATAGAGCATTTGAAGAAGAAACCTTAATAGTAGGTTTCGGTAACGCTAAAGTAAAAACAGAAGGGCAAGGAGTCGAATTTGACAATGCTACTGAAGGTTTTACTGCTAGGTATTCACATGAAACCATAGCGTTAGCATTTGCACTAACTGAAGAGGCTATCGAAGATAACCTGTATGACAGACTCGGAGCTCGATACACAAAAGCTCTAGCAAGATCCATGGCACATACAAAGCAAGTGAAAGCTGCTTCTGTGCTTAACAACGCATTCTCATCAAGTTTTACTGGAGGAGATGGCAAGGCACTTGTTGCTACTGATCACCCATTACAAGGTGGCGGTACATTAAGTAACAGACCTAGCACTTATTCAGACTTGAACGAGACTTCATTAGAAGATGCAATTATTTCAGTTTCAACTTTTGTTGATGACAGAAATATGGTAATTGCTTTACAAGGTAAAAAATTAGTAATACCACCACAACTACAGTTTGTGGCTGATAGACTTTTAAATACACCAGGTAGAGTAGGAACATCTGACAATGACATCAACTCTATTAAGAATATGGGCATGGTATCCGATGGATACACTGTTAATAACTTCTTAACAGATAACGATGCGTGGTTCTTGTTAACAGACTGTCCTGATGGATTTAAACACTTCGAGAGATCTCCTCTTTCAACTTCTATGGAAGGTGACTTTGATACTGGCAACGTCAGATTCAAAGCTAGAGAAAGATACTCATTTGGATTCTCAAATCCAAGAGCAGTGTTTGCATCACAAGGTGCATAATCTTAATTGATTATTTAAAGGGAGCTTCGGCTCCCTTTTTTTTTGGATCAAACTAATATACAATCAAAGGTCTAGGGTTTATTAACTTGTTCTATCAACTGACCTAGCAGACAAGCCAAGATGATAGAACTTATTTCCGTAGGAGGAAATTATGGCAAATTCAACATTTAGTGGGCCAGTCAGGTCTGAAAATGGTTTTGAGACTATTTCAAAAAACGCTACAACTGGTGCAATAACAATTACTAGTGGCAATAAAATGTCTGTAGAAGCTGTTGGTAGTGCTGGTATAGAAGGCACAGCAGCGGTTTATGTAACTCAAGTAGAACGTTTAAAAAGTGATACGTCTACAAATGTAAACATTGTTAAAACAACAATTATGATTGATCTAACAGGTTTAAGAGATGGTGGCACAGCTGGTGACATTATTGGTAAAGATGGCGATGGAGTTGCTTACATAGG